CCCCCCGGGGGGGTGGCCCCGAGGGGGGCCGCGTCAGACCGCCGGTGAGGGGTGAAAAAAGTGCGGAGGGTTCAAAACCTTACGCCCGAAACTGAAAAAGCCGCCCGGCGCGACGCCGGGTAGCCCAGCAGGCAGGCGCGACGCCGGCCAGCGAGGAGACAGTTATGCCGTCCGGTGGAGCGCGCGCCCGAAGTGGGCCACCCGTCAACCCCAACAGTGCCCGAAGCGACGCACGCGGGATCGCCTTCCGACAGCTCGGCGGCGTTCCCGACACCGCGCCCGTTCCCGAGTTCGCCATGCCCCCCATGCAACTGTGGGAGACCCTGCCCAACGGGGGCCGCCGCTTCCGCAAGCTCGCCACCGAGCTGCGCTGGAAGCGCGAACTTGAGCTATGGGACTGGGTCTGGAAGCAGCCGCAGTCCGAGGTGTGGCGTGAACAGCCCTGGATGACATACAACGTCGCCCAGTGGGTGCGCCTCGCCGTCACGTGCGAGGAGGAAGGCGCGAAGGCGGGCGACAAGACCGCGCTCCTGCGGCTCGCCGACCAGATCGGCCTCACGCCCTCGGGCCTGGCGCTGAATCATTGGCAGATCACGACCGGCCAGCCCACCGCCGAGGCCGAGACCACCGGACGCCCGGCCCGCCGCCGCTCCTCCCGGGCCCGGCTCGCTGGCATGACCGTCGTCGACGGTGGCAGTGATGGCGCATGACGAGTACGCGCCGCCCCCACTCAGCTTGGACTTCAACCCCAACCACACATTGGGCTTCCTGATCTCGGACTGGATCGAGGCCCACTGCCTCGTCCCCTCCGGCGTGTACTTCAACCAACCCCTCGTGCTCAACGGGTGGCAGTTGTACTGCAACGCCAACCACTACCGCATCAAGGCCAACGCAAAGCCCGACCCGCACCGTCTGGTAGAACCCTTCACCTACAGGCGCAGCCTATGGGTAGGGCCACAGAAGTCGGGTAAGTCGCCGCTCGCGGCGGCGGTCGCGCTCGCGGAAGGCGTGGGTCCGGCGATGTTCGCGGGCTGGGCGCGCGACGGCGACGTATACCGCTGCTCGGACCACGGGTGCGGATGCGGCTGGGAGTACTGGTACGAGCCTGGGGAAGCCATGGGCCGCCCGCGCGACAAAAGCCTGATCGCCCTCCTGGCTTTCGCTGAGGACCAGACCAGGAACGTCTACGAGCCGTTGCAGGCCATGATTAAGAGCGGTCCGCTCGGCGACTTCGTGCGCGTGCGTGAGGGCTTCGTGCGCTTGCCGAACGAGGGCAAGATCGTGCCCGTCACGAGCGCCGCACGTTCCAAGCTCGGCCAGCCCTTCACCTGCGCGATTGCGGATGAGTCTGGCCTGTATACGCCCCAGTCGGGCGTGCTGAACACATGGCAGACGATCCGCCGCGCCGTTGCGGGTATGCAGGGCCGCACCATCGAGCTCACGAACCCGTGGGACCCCATGGAGGACTCGGCGGCGCAGCAGGCCTACCAAAGCCGGGCGCGGGACATCTTCAAGTTCTACGAAAAACCGCCTCTCGACTGGGATTACACGAAGAAGGCGGATCGCTCCAAGATTCACCGCTTCGTGTACGCGTCGTCGCCGTGGGTGGACCCCAAGGCAATTGACGCCGAGGTCGACGAGCTCATGGAAACCGACCCCACGCAGGCCGAGCGCTTTTTTGGCAATCGCCTCGTTCAGGGCAGGGGGTCGTATCTGACTGAGAAGGTCTGGGACAGGCAGACCCGCGACACCCAGCCCGAGCCGGGGTGTGAGATCGCGCTGGGCTTCGACGGTTCGCGGTCGGGCGACTGGACGGCAATCCGCGCCGAAACAGTCGACGGCCTGCGCTTCACACCCACGTACGGCCCCGATCAGCGGCCTACCGTGTGGAACCCCGAGGAATGGCCGGAAGGACGCATCCCTCGCGGCGAGGTGGACGCGGCTGTCGCAGAGCTCATGGACCGCTACACGGTGCAGAGGTTCTACTGCGACCCGAGGCACTGGGAAACGCAGATCGACCACTGGGAAAACCTCTACGGCGATTACGTGGTGGTGCAGTGGCCGACGAACTCGATCACACGCATGTTCGCGGCGCTGGTGCGTTTCCGTGAGGATCTCGCCGAAGGCCTGACCACGCACACCCCGGATGAGACCGCGAAGCTGTGCGCACTGCACGCCCGGAAGGTCGCCAAGCCCGGCGACAAATTCATCCTCGGCAAACCCGCTGAGCACATGAAGATCGACGTGCTCATGGCCGACATTCTAGCCCACGAGGCCGCGGCGGATGAGCACGCCGAAGGCTGGGAGCCAGGCGGCGCGATCTCCTTCGCATGGTAAAGGACACACACCCTTATGACTGACCAGATCACCCGCGCCGAAGAGCGCCTGCTCTCCGAAGCTGAGAACGCCCTCAACGCTCTGGCCCCTGTAGACCGCAAGCACCGCGCGTACTACGAGGGCCGTCAGACGTTGCAGCACCTCGGTCTGGCCCTGCCCCCGTCGCTGCGCACCCTCGAGACCGTCGTCAACTGGCCCCGCGTGGTCGTTGACACCATCGAGGAGCGCCAGGACGTGCGCGGGATCATGGTTCCCGCGCGCCCAGAGGCCGCTGAGGATCTGCGCGCCATGATCGACGCGAACGACCTCGCCGCCGAGATATGCAAGTGGAAGCGCGACAGGTTGATCTACGGGCGGGCATACCTGTCCGTAGGCGCGGGCGACGCCGAGGGCGACTACCCCATCATTTGCGTGGAATCACCCCGTCAAATGACCGTCAAGTACGACTACCGCCGCAAGACCATTACCCACGCTGTGCGCATCGTGGCCGACCAGGGCGCCGACGGCACGCAGACCCGCTACGCGACGATCTACACGCCCGACATGACCACAACCTATGCGACGGTGGGCGGCGCGTGGCGCGTTGTCGACCGCGACGAACACCACCTCGGCGTCGTACCCGTTGTCCCGTCATTCAACCGTCAGATGACGGGTGAGACAACGGGCCACTCGGAGATGGACGACATCATGGGCGTGACGGACGCCGCCGCCCGCGCGATCACGCAGATGCAAGCCGCGTTGGAAACCAACGCAGTGCCCAAGCGAATCATCATGGGCGCTAAGCGATCCGATTTCGCGGACCCGTCCGCGTGGACTAACTATCTCAACCCCTTCGTTGCCCTTCAGAACGCGGGCGCGAAGGTCACCCAGCTTGCCCCCGGCGAGCTGAGCAACTTCCACAACACCATCGAATTATACGGGAAGCTCGCTGCATCCCTGACGGGCTTCCCGGCACGCTATTTCGGTCTCATCACCACGAATCCGCCCGCTGAGGGCGCGATTCGCGCTGAGGAATCCAAGCTCGTCAAGCGTGTCGAGCGTGTCAACGCCGAGTGCGGGGCCGCCCTCTCTAGGGCGCTCACAATCGCCGCAAGGATCATGGGGCACGCAATCCCCATGGGCGCGGTGAACGTCGCCTGGCACGACCCAGCCACCCCGACATTCAGTCAGAAGGCTGATGCACTACAGAAGTTGGCCGGGGGCAAGCCCCTCATTAGCCGCGAAGGCGCATGGGACGAGCTCGGCTGGGACGATGCAAGGAAGGCAACGGAGCGCGCGTACCTGCGCGAGGAGGAGACAGACCCGGACCTGCTGCGTCTCCTGGAAAAGACCACCCCCGCGCTGAGCGACGACGACCTGGGCACCGGCCATGGCATCGATTCCGCCCGCGATTGAACATCACTACGGGCTGGTCCGCCAGCAGGAGGCACGGGCGCTGGCCTCGGCGACGCGTCAGTGGCGCCGCCTCGGCCCCAACTGGATCGCCGACGCGTGGGCCGAGCGCATCCCCACCGTCACAGCGGCGGTCACCGCTGCGCAACGAACGGCGGCGACGAGCGCCCTAGTCAGCGGCGCCCTAGCGCTCGGAGAACAAGGCACCTGGGCCGAGCCTGACGGCCTCGTCGACCCCGACGCCTTCGCAGGCCTCGCCGCCGACGGACGCAGCCTCGACACCCTCCTGCGCGGCCCAGCGATCACTGCCCGCACTCTCATCAGTCAAGGCGTTGAACCCGCACAGGCGCTCGCGGCTGGGGGCCGTCAGCTTTCGATGATGGTCCTCACCGAGGTCGCGGACGCGGGCAGGGGCGCGGCGGGCGTGCAGATCGCAGCCCGGCCCCGCGTCGGTTACGTGCGGATGCTGAACCCGCCGTCGTGCTCGCGGTGCGTGATCCTCGCCGGACGTTTCTACAGGTGGAATCAGGGGTTTCTGCGGCATCCCCGGTGCGACTGTACGCATGTTCCGACGATGGTCACGGATCAGGCCGAGGCGTTCGCGCGCGGTCTCATTGACGACCCGTACGAGGCATTCACTCGTATGAGTGAGGCCGAGCAGAACCGGGTGTTCACGAACGCGGGCGCGCAGGCAATCAGAGACGGTGCCGACATGTACCAGGTAGTGAACGCCCGCCGCGGTATGAGGTATCGCGGCGCGTTCACCTCGGAGGGCACCAGTCGTCACGGGTGGGCGGGCCAGATCCTACGCAAAGGTCAGCGCCGCATGACGCCGGAAACGATCTACCGCCTGAATCCCAACCGTGAGCAGGCCGTTGAGGCCCTGCGCGCCCAGGGATACATCACCGGGCGCGGACAGGTCAGCGGGGGCGCGCTGCGCGGCCAGTACGAGGCCACCTATGAGGGCCGCCGTATGACCGCCGCCGAAAAGCGCGTCGCTATAGCCACCCGCGACTGGCAGGACGTGCGTGGCGGTCTCAACCCGTGGACCCCAGCAGCGCAGGAACGCCACGGCGGCGCCCGCATCGGCGGCGCTGACTACCCCCTCACCCCTGAGATCGCCGCCGAAGTCGAGGCCCGCTACTACGCGGCCATTGCGACAGGCGGCGACCTGACCCGGATGCGCGCGCTCCTGCGCGCCGCCCACTAAGCCACCGACTCGCGCCGCGACGGCGCGGGCGGTCCCCTCGAGCGATTCGAGAAAGGAACACAACACCCCATGTCCACCGACACCACGCCCGACCAGACGCCGGACACCAACGCCACCGCGCCCGCCGCTGAGGAGACCCTCAACGAGGGCGGTGTCAAGGCCCTGCGCGCCGAACGCGACGCCCGCAAGGCCGCCGACGCGCGCGTTAAGGATCTCGAAGCACAGGTTGCTGCCCTGTCAGTGAGCCTCGATGAGACCAAGACCGCCGGTAGCGTCGCCGCTGAGCAGGCAGCGGCCACGGTCGCGGAACTGCAGACCCAGCTCGCCCGCGCTGAGGTTATCCACTCGATGCGCGTGCCTGACGCGCTGGCCGACTTCCTGCAGGGCAGCACTGCGGAGGAGCTTACGGCGTCCGCTGAAAAGCTCCTGGCCGCGATTCCCGCGCCGGTCACGGCGGCTGACGCGGCGCCCGCGCCGCTTGCTATGCGTCCCGACCCGTCTCAGGGTGGCACGCCCGAACCGGCGACCACAGTTGATGCGTTGACGGCCATGTTGGTCGAGGCCGTCGGTGGGCGCTGACATCTGAGCAGCCCATACTCACCAAACATTTCACGCTCGAAGGGAGCACCCCATGGCAATCACTGCCGCAAAGAAGCTGGCCGATTTTAATGGCTTTATTAAGCCTGAGTTGGCCGGCCCCATTTTCGACGAGGCCGCCAAGGGCAGCGCCGCAATGTCCCTGATCCGCAATGTTCCGCTGGGCGCGTCCGGCCAGGCCTTCCCCATCGTGACCAGCAAGCCCACCGCGAACTGGACCGCTGAGGGCGCCAAGAAGCACACCACTGAGGCCGGCATCGGCCTGGTGAAGATGGAACCCAAGAAGCTCACCGCTATTGCGGTGGCTTCCCAGGAGGTCATTCGCGCCAATCCCGGCGGATACTCGGAGACCCTGCAGGGGCTCCTCGCCGACGCGTTCGCCCGCGCTTTCGACCTGGCAGTCTTTCACAATAAGGGTGGTGACGGTAGCGGCACGTCGCCGTTCGATACCACCCTTGCGGCCACGACCAAGACCCTGACCCTGGGCGCCACCGCCGGGGCCAATACCTACGATGACATCGTGAAGGCGATGTCCCTGAACCTACAGGGAACTCCCAAGAAGCCGGTCAACGGGTTTGCCCTTGACACGGGGTTCGAGATTGACCTTCTGAACGCGAAGGACACGGCGGGCCGCCCGCTGTTCGCGGAGGCCGCCTACACCGGCGCCGTGCCTGCCCTGCGCTCGGGTTCTCTCCTCGGTCGCACCGCTTACCTGCACGAGAACGTGGGTCTGGACAAGATCGTTGGCTTCACCGGCGACTGGTCCAAGGCTGCCTGGGGCACGGTCGGCGGCATCACCATGGACATCTCCACGGAAGCCGCCGTCACAATCAACGGCGAGCTTGTCTCGCTGTTTGAAAACAACCTTGTCGCGATCCGCGCCGAGGCCGAGTACGGCTTCGCGGTGGCCGACAAGGATGCGTTCGTCAAGATCACACGCAAGTGACCGCCCTGGTCGTTCACTTGACAAGCCCGACGGGCGACCACGTCGCTGTGCCCGCGAGTCAACTCCCCCTGTGGGAGCGCCTCGGGTACGAGCGGCGCCCGCCCGCCGGGCAACCCGCCACCGCTGACAACTGATAGGGGGCCTGCGTGACCTACGCGACAGTATTTGATGTGGCGACCACCCTGGGCCGCCCCATCACAGACCCCGACGAGCAGAACCAGATCCTCAACTGGATTGCCAAGACTGAGAGAATCATTAGCGCCCGCCTCGGAGACCTGGACGCGCTTGATCGTCAGATCCTCGCCGACGTCATCTCTGAGGTCGTCGCCCGTCGCTCCCGCAACCCCGACGGAAAGCGGAACGAGCGCATTGACGACTACAGCTACACGCTGGACGCCGCCGCGAGCGCAGTGGAGCTCACACTCACCGATGCCGAATGGGCGCGCCTCAGCCAGGATGGCTCCACGTCGGGCGCATACATGCCGGTCCTGGCCCCCGCGCCCTGGCTTGGGGGCCGCGACGCCGACACGACGCCGACGGGGGGCTGGGCATGAGCGCGCGCACCGCCGTAATCGCGGGCCGTAAGGCCGCCGAAGCCCTCATGATTGACCGGGCGACCGTCACCCGCCCGACCGTCACCACAGGCCCCGACGGCCTCGACCAGGTCACGGAGACGCCCGTATGGGCGGGCCCGTGCAAGGTCCAGACGTACGAGGCGCACGAGACCGCGGCGAACGCTGCCGGTGCGCTCGTCACCCTGCAGCGGTACTCGATTCACCTACCGCACCACGTGGACGTCGTAAGGGTCGGCGACCTGATCCGCGTCGCAGGCTACCTGAGTGTCTTTCGCGTCACTGGGCTGTTCGACAAGACTCACGTCACGAGCAGGCGTTTCCAGGTGGACGTCGAGACCAACGGAGATGATCTCCTGTGACTGGTATTGATATCGACACCACCGAAGTCAGGCAGATCGCCGCCGACGCGACCCGGATGCCTGGTGAGCTGTCCCGCTGGCTGCGGCCCGCCGTCAGCAAAGGCGCGCTGAACATAAAACGCGCCATGCAGGCCGACCTCGAGCAGTCGGGAAACGCCGGCATCCGCCACGTCGCACGCAGCATCTCCTATGACCTCACCGACACCGGCACGACCGTCGAAGCCGAAATCGGCCCCGACAAGCCGAGCGGCGCGCTGGCAAACATCGCGTACTTCGGCACCTCGAGGGGCGGCGGCCACACCCGCGACCCCATCGAGGCACTGAACGAGGAGGCCGAGGAGTTTCAGAAGGCAATCGCCGACATCGTGGAGGACATATGGGGCTAACCCTCACCATCATGACCCAGATGCGCGAACGCCTCGCCACCATCACGTCGGCCGGCCAGGCCGTCAAGGTGTTCGTCGGAGACCCGCCCAGCAACCCCGGCCTCCCCTTCGTGTTCGTGTGGGGACCGCCCACCCTGGCAGCGTCCGAGGCCATGAGCGGGTGCGGCGGCGACGTCGACGTACGCCTGCACGTGCAGGTCGTCGCCGCGACGACCGTGAACGTCCTCGCGCTCGCGGACGATGTGACGGCGCGGCTGCGCGGCTGGGCGCCCATCGTCGAGGGGTGGCGCTGTTTCCCGCTCGCGCATGTCGGAGTGACGGACGTGCGCGCTGATAACAGCACGGTTGGCGCGCCTGCGAACCGCGCGCCCCGCTACTGCACTGTGACTTTCCGAGTGAGAGCCACACCTGAGACGAAGGATCTGTGACATGGTCACTGCCTACAACACCCGAACCAAGGAGTTTCAGGACATCCCCGAGCACTGGATCGGGCACCCGATCTGGGGTGAGGACTGGACGCTCACCCCGCCTCCCGAGGCCCGCGAACCGCTGTGTTGCGGCCAGGAGGACGAATCCATCGACGCCCCCGACAGTGGGGACGACACCACCGACCACCTCACCGAAGGAGACAAGTAATGCCCGGTGCCAAGACCCTGGCAGATGGCCGCATCACCCTGTGGGCGCTCACCGCGAAGCCGCAGAACATCGCGATGCCGTCCGTCAACGAAATCAAGGCGGGCAAGAAGATTTCTTGCCACATTATGAAGTCGGATTATGCGCTCGGCGCTGACTCCGACACTGAAATCACGGAGCAGGAGATGTGCAAGACCGGCGAGGGCAAGGCCCCCGGCCCCACGTCCTACGCCGGCAACATCACTGTGTTTCGCTACCTCGACGACAATGGTCAGCCAGACCCGTCAGAGGATTTTGTATGGGACCTTATCAAGAAGAAAGGGTCAACCATTTGGTTGGTCGAACGCGAAGGCCCCGTCGAATCCAAGAACATCGCCGAAGGCGACATCGTGTCGGTGTACGAGGTTGTTCTCGGCACGCCGACCAAGCCGTCCGACCGCTTCGCGGGCTACATCAAGCGCACCGCGAAGCTGAACGTCATGAACGCAGCGGAAGAGGTCAAGGTGATTGGCATCCTGCCCGCCTGATCCTCCTCCCCGCTTATCTCCCGCCCGGCAGGTTCCGTTAATGGGCTGCCAGACCTGCCGGGCGGGCACACCCACCGACGGCAGCCCAGACCCCACCCGATAGCTACACATAGGAGCATGGCATGGCAGCCAACGATGAGCTCACGATGAGCGACCTCACCCTCGCGCACACCAACCCCGACGAGACCGTCACCCCTGAGACGTTTGACCTCGCCGCCTGGATCGCAGGTGTCACTCCCGTGGAACGTACGGTGACTGTTTACGCTCACGGTCACCTGTTCTCCATCTTGTCCGCCCTCGAGGCACAGTACAACGAGGCCAAGGCCGCCGTGAACGTCGACGACATGCGCGACGCTAAGGACAAGATGCGCACCGTTGCCAACCAGATCCGAGCGTCGGCCCTCGACATCACCGTGCAGGGTAGGTCCGCCGATTGGGTGCAGCGGTTCCGCAAGGACTGTGAAGATCGTGGCCTGGACGGCGACGAAACGACCCTGGAGCAGCTCGCCGCACAGGTCATCGTGCCCGAAGGCATCACACCGGCCATGCTCGCAACCCTGCGCGACCGCGTTGAACCGCAGGTCGTCGCCCTGCTGCAGGCCGTCGCCGCAGTCAATACGCAGGCGCCTCGTATCTCGGTCCCTTCCTGACGGAGTGCTTGGACCGGCCCGCAGGCGCGTGGCTGGTCCGCGCACTCCGAAGCGCGAAGAAGTGGGGCGCGCGCCCGACTGAGTTCCTGGGTATACCAGGCGACGGGTGGTGCGACACCGACCGTGCCCTCGCGGGCGCGCTCGACATGTACGAGGACACCCGCGTCGGCTCGTACGGGTACCCCAAGCGCCTCACAGAAGGCGATTATGAGGGGTACTTTGAAGTTGAAGAGTGCCAAGACAACGCTCAGCTTGCGTTGGATATTTGGCGCAAACGCAACAAAAACGGGCCGTCGCCAGGCGTGGTGCCTCGCGTGGTATTCACCGGAACCGAGGAATAAAAAGGGGTAACGCGCCCCTGGTGGATTGGCGCGTTGGCGCGCAGAAAGGACACCCATGACCGAACGTAGCGTCAAGGTCACACTGCGCGCCAACGTCGCCGATTTCAACCGGCAAATCAAGTCCGCCGCGACGAGCCTGGAGCAGCTCGCCGCGAAGGGCGATCCGACCGGCAAGGTCGCCGAGACCACCATGGGCCGCCTCGCACAGTCCGCCCAACTACAGCGCGCCGCCTGGGACACCGCCTCAACAGCCATGGTCGGGTACGGTGTCGCCGCGGCAGCCGCCGCCGGATACGTTGTCAAGTCTTTCGCCGACTTCGACGCGGCCATGAGCAATGTGCAGGCCGCGACGCACGAGTCCGCCGAAAACATGAACCAGCTCCGTGAGGCCGCGATTCAGGCGGGCGCCGACACCGCGTTCAGCGCGTCCGAAGCAGCCGGGGCAATCGAGGAGCTCGCCAAGGCTGGTGTGTCTACGGCTGACATCCTGAACGGCGGCCTCAAAGGGTCGCTCGACCTGGCCGCCGCGGGCGGCCTGGGTGTCGCTGACGCGGCAGGCATCGCGTCCGTCGCCCTGACGCAGTTCAAGCTCTCTGGGTCTGACGTCGGCCACGTCGCCGACCTCCTCGCCGCCGGTGCAGGCAAGGCAATGGGCGACGTTTCCGACCTCGGCATGGCCCTCAAACAAGCGGGCCTCGTCGCCTCCCAGACTGGCCTCAGCATCGAGGAAACCACCGGCGCGCTCGCATCGTTCGCCGCCGCCGGCCTCCTTGGCTCCGACGCGGGCACGTCATTCAAGACGATGCTCCTGAACATGACACCCCAGTCCAAGCAAGCCGCGAAGTACATGGAAGAGCTCGGCATCCACGCGTATGACGCGCAGGGCCAGTTCGTCGGCCTCGCCGCCTACGCGGGCCAGCTACACGACAGCCTGTCGAAGCTCACCGCAGAGGACCGTCAGGCGGCTCTCAAAAAGATGTTCGGCCAGGACGCAATCCGCGCAGCATCGATCCTGTACGAGCAGGGCGCAGAGGGCATCCAATCCTGGATTGATAAGGTGAACGACGCCGGCTACGCGGCGGAGACCGCCAATGCCCGAATGGACAACCTCAAAGGCGACATCGAGAAGCTCGGCGGTAGCTTCGAGACTCTGTTCATCAAGAGCGGCAGCGGCGCTAACAGCTTCCTGCGCAGCATCGTGCAGGGCGCGGAGCAGGCCGTCAACGCCTTCAGCGCCCTCCCCGCACCTGTGCAGCAAGGCGCGCTCGGCCTCGCCGCATTCACGTCCGCCGCCGCACTCGCCGCAGGCGGAGGCATGAAGCTGTTTACCATGGTGATGGACATTCGTACAGCCATGCAATCCCTGAACGGCTCCATCCCATTCCTGACCCGGATCATGGACGGATTCAGCGGCATGCGCGGCGGCCTCACGGAGACCCGCGCCGCTATCGGCGGGTTCGGCAACGCCTGGGTGACCGCCCGCGCGAACGGCGTGTCCAACGTTCGCGCCCTGTCGCAGGCGGCGACGCCCGCACTGGCTGGTATCGGCAACGCCGCCAAGGGCGCGGGATCTGCGCTCCTGGGCGCGTTCGGCGGCCCGTGGGGGTTCGCCGCGACCGCCGCCGTGGTCGGCCTGACCGCCGTCCTAGGCGACTACCAGGCGCAGCAAGCCCGCGCGTCCGCCGCGGCCAAGGAATACGCGGAAAGCCTGAACAGCGTCACGGGCGCCGCGACGGAATCGACCCGCGCTATCGCCCTGCGCAACCTATCAGAGGACGACAGCGGATTCTGGCGGCTGTTTGACTCGAAGCGCGCGAAGTCCGCAGCCGACGCCTACAAACAGCTCGGCGGCGACATCAACGACCTGGTCGACGCCGCCGCAGGCTCATCCGACGCAATGGAACGCGTTAACCGCACCCTAACCGCTGCGCACGACGCTGCAAAGACCAGCCCGGCAAAAACGAAAGAATACCTGGAACTGTCGAACCAGGTTAAAGAGTCCCTCAACAGTGAGAGCGAAGCCCTCACCAAGGCGAAGGAACAAAACGACCTCGCCGCCGAAGCTGGAATCAAGAACAGCAGCGCCCAGGACCAGCTCGCGGGCGCCGCGAACAAAGCAGCCAAGGCCATGGAGGACCAGGCCAAAGCCACACACGACCTGATCGACGCCCAAAAGACTCTACAGGACATCATCCTGGGCGAACGCGGGTCCTGGCGTGACCTCTACGATGCCATCGACGCAGCCAATGCGGCAGTGGAAAAGAACGGCCAGACCCTCGACATCACCACTGCCGCCGGGCGCGCCAACCAGGCCGCCCTCGACGACCTCGCACAATCCGGCTGGAAGCTCGTCGAATCCATGGAAAAAAACGGCGCCACCATGGAGGACATGCAAGCCGCAATGCAGCTCACGCGCGACAACTTCATCAGCGTCGCCCAATCAATGGGCCTCTCATCTGATGAAGCTGCCGCGCTCGCGGATCAACTGAATTTGATCCCCACCAACATTGAGTCTCACGTGACCGCTGAGACAGAGGCAGCTAATGCGTCTGTTGATTCGTTTATCGCATATGTGCAGGCTCAGAATGGTGGAACGATCACTATCAATGCCGTTAATGATTCGGCTATCACGACGATTCTAGAGACGTTGGGATATGCGCAGAATCAGGACGGGACCATCGATATTGACGCCAACAAGGATCCGGCTATCGCGCAGTTGGTGGCCGCTGTTGGCGAGGTCGACGCGGCGACTGGCACCGTCACTATCGACGGTAATAACGACGAGGCAAACAGGAAACTCGATGCAATCAAGGCAGAGATTGACGGGTACAACCCGTACGTCAATATCAATGCCAATGATTACGTCAGCAGCGTCATGAGCAGTATCAAGGCGACATGGGATGGGCAAACCTGGTATGTGAACGTCGTCGGGACGTACAGCCAGAGCGGCGGGCCGTCTGCGCAGGCCGACGGGTCTGTCCTGTCATTCTACGCGGGTGGTGGTTTCCACCGCGAGCAGCACGTCGCGCAGATCGCCCCCGCAGGGGCCTGGCGCATCTGGGCCGAGCCCGAGACGGGCGGCGAGGGGTACATTCCCCTCGCCAAGTCCAAGCGCAAGCGCAGCGAGGCTATCCTCGCGCAGATCGCCGACATCTTCGGTGGGACGTACATCCCTGGGGCGGCGTCGCCGTACGCGACAGGCGGTGTCCCCGGCGGCTCTGGCGCTGGCCTGTCTGGCGCGTCGATTCACGTGACCGCGCTTGTCACCAACCCCTGGACGGGTGAAGAGACGCGCGCTTTTGCCCGTACCGAGGCTGTAAAAGTCGTGAGGAGCGTACAGTGACAATTAAAGCGTGGGTCTCGAAAGAGACCGGGTTACCGTCGTTTTTCCTGGACGGGAAAGACCTCGGCGCTCGGGTCTACGCGGGTGCGCGCCTCGTGAACCCGCCTGGGACTCCGCCGGTGTTCAGTGACATGTTCGCTGCTCCCGGTGTGGAGACCGAGTACGCCGTCGGGAGCTTGCGTTATGGCCTGCGGCGTGTCGGCCCCCCGCACGCTCTGGCGTCGCTTGACGGGCGTGTAACCGCCGCAGTCTCGTGGGTCGGCGACGACGAGCGCGCGTATGACACGCGCGTCGCCGCGTTCGACCTGCAGGACCGTCGCACTGCCATCGCGCGTTACGCGACTGTCTCGGCAGAGCCCACTGGGCGTCTTGAATTCCTCGCATACGCTGGGGAATCCGCGTTGGTCGAAAAGTTGCTTGACATGAGGCAGCCCCTCGTGTCGCTGCACTCGCACGCTGCGTGCGGCCTGCGTGACTGTGACGTACCCGAGGTCAGGTGCGTGACGGTCACCAGCGCCTCGTCGAAGCGCACGGGCCGCCGTGATCGCGTCCGCCGCGAGTGGACGCTTGATTACAAACCCGCCGACATGGAGGAAGCAGCAACGGCGGCGGGCGGCGGCTCGCTGATCACATGGGGCGCCGTGCAAGCAAAGTACGGGAAGTGGCGACACATGACATACCTACAGGCGGCCCATTGGATGGCAGGGATGCCGCTGTGAGGCCCGGACCCGATGTGCCTGTCCTGTCCGGGCCAGTCACCATCACGCCAGTGGTTACGGCGGAATTCAGGGGATCGTCTGTCATCATCCCCGCGTGGGACGTGCAGATTGAGGCGTCCGCTGATCGCGCGGTGCAGACGCGCGTGACGTTTTCAGCACCACATGAGTACGTGCCCGCCTCGTGGGACGCTCCGCTGGCATGCTTCGGCCAGCGCGTCCACATTGCTGCGCGCATCGCATCGCCCCGCGGCGAGTGGGACGTCCAGGTGGGCTTCTACCAGATCGAAAGCTGGGAAGAAACCGACGACGGCCACGTGGCCGTCGAAGCGTTGGATTTGACGCAGCGCCTCGAAAAAAACGAAATGCTCTGGCCCTCATCCCCACCCGATGGGGCCACTCTCGCGTCTGAGGTGCAGCGCCTAGCGGGCGAGCCGAGCGACGGAGGTATCCAGACCGCAGTCGCCCGAAACTTCAGCATCCACAGACTTTTCGAGTGGGGCACCGGACGTCTCGACGCCATCCAAAAACTCGTCGAGGCCTTCGGAATGGTCTACCGCGTCACCCCCGACGGGATCCTCCACGTCACGACACCGACACCTACGGACACGGCGGTCGCGACCTACACAGGCCGCGATCTGCTGATCTCCGCTAACCGCCGCAGCCGCCCGCGCCAGCCCAACAGGTGGATGGTAACTGGCTCCCCCAAGACCGACGCGTCTGAGCGCGACGACGGCGGGGAAAAGGAGGAAATCAAGTGGGCGGCGGTCGTCAGCAATTGGACTGACCCCCGATACAGGGCTGATACCTATGGCGTGGTGACATCCAGTAACACGATGGATGTGGCTGAGTCTGAGGATCAGATTCGCGAGGCTGCTGAAACGTACATGGCGGCGTCGCTAGCGGCGTCGGAGGCGCGCGCTCTGCAGATTGTCACCGACCCGCGTCTCGAGCTCGGTGATGTTGTCGACGTGCGCGTCACCCACCTGAACAGCAGCGAGGCCCTGCGCGGTCGGGTGACGGGCTACTCCATGACCCTAGATGACCCGGCGCAGGTCATGCGCGTCGACCTCGAAATCCAGGACGGCAGGTAGGTGTAATGGATGCTCTATCTTCGTGGCTCGACGTTTCGCCTCCACGGCGGTCAACGGCTATGGACGTCATGGCAGGAACGGTCACCTCGATCTACGACGAGGCTAACGGCCTCGTCGAGGTACACCTCGACGGTTCACCTGATGGCCAGACTGTGATCACACAGTCTGCTGCTGGCCTGACCTACATCGGAGCGCGCGTGCGCGTTTCGCGAGGGTCTGATGGGGCGGCGACCATGGCGCACGCTCCTGCTATGCGCGCGCCTCGAGGGACGCCGACCGTCGCGGTCGGTGAGACCGGCAGGGCCCTACAGGATCTCACGGGCAAATACAACGCGCTCGTTGACACGAGTGCGCCTGTGCTCGGCTGGGACTCGGGTATCCGGTCAACCGGGTACGACGTGCCACCCACGTACTGGGCGCGGCTCCCACTGTTCGAGGGCGGCGAGCTCGCCGCCTGCAGCGGTTTCACGCAGGACGGTACGGCCAAGGCATACGAGGTCGCTGTGGAGGCTCCCGGCCTGTATGCGGTGAGCGCGCGCGTACACGCGTGGTCGACGGGCTGGGACGGCCCGATCACCTGCGGAGTGAGCGTGCATCGGTCAGGAGCTGCCGCGCCGTCGAGCGTGTGGGACACGCACCCGCGAGCTGACGCGTACGCGCCTGAGAGGCAGTACGCGACGCCGACCGCGTACGGGATCGTGCGCCTGGGCCTCGGCGACACGATCAGCATCCTCGTGAGAAACGGCCAATCCTCCACGGTGGGCGTGTGGGGGTGGGCCGTCAGCGCAGCCCTCGTCGCCACCTCTAATCGATAGGAAGAAGCATGCAGAAACGCTGGAACGGCGTGCAGATCCCCGGCCCGTCGGACGACTATCTGGCCTCCTGGCCGGTCACGGCGGACTCCATCAACAACATCACGACGTGCCACAATCAGGCGTCTGCGGACGCGATTGTCAACGCGGCGAAAGCCGCAGGCACAGTGGTCTCAGAGTCCAACCCCGTATTCGTATACAGGACCGACCTCGGGTGCCTGACCGCCTGCAACGGCAGGGGGTGGGCCGACGTGTCCGGGCGTAACTTGCCCTGGCAGACCCTGCCGGTGTCGTCAGGATGGGCGGTGGCTGGAGGCCACACCCCAACGATCTGCATGCGCGGAGGCGTCGTACAGCTCTCAGGTGCCGTCGTGTCAAACGGCGGCGACCAGGACAACATCCTGACAATCCCCTACCAGTTCAGACCGTCATCTGAACAGTTTATCGGGGCGTCAGTCACCGCGAACGGCTCTGATTTCGAGTCTACATACGCGGAACTCCGCGTTCAGACGAACGGCAGGCTTGGCATTAAGAGGTACACGACGGTGCGCCTCGGAAACGGATGGATCGTGCCCGTGTCTGCCTGTTATATCCCCTGGTGAAAAACAGAAAGGAGTGCTATGGGTGAGTACACCCCAGCCCACTACTACGAGCAACGTGAAGTGCCATGTCGTGTGGTTGTCATTCACACAATGGAGGCCCCAGAGGGGCCTCAGACAGCGGAGAACGTCGCCCGTTACTTCGCTGGTGGCAGCGTCGTCGCGTCCGCGCACATGTGCGTCGACCAGGACTCAGTCGTGTACTGCCTACCCGCATCCGCCGTCGCGTTCGCAGCCCCCGGCTGCAATTCAGATGGCTATCAGGTCGAGCATGCCGGGTACGCCCGGCAATCCCCCGAGGAATGGGGCGACGCTGCGTCCCTGTCCATGCTCCAGCTATCCGCTACAGCGACCCGCGAAATCGCCGACAGCCTCGGCATCCCACTCCGTCACCTGACGGACGCCGAACTGGCAGCCGGCGAGTCCGGTTTCGTCGGCCACGACCAGGTCAGCCGCGTATACAAGCGGTCTGATCACACCGACCCGGGGGTCAATTTCCCCTGGGCCTACTACATGGCCCTCGTCAACGGCACCGACACGTCAACCGAACCCGAACACAAGGAAGAAGAGATGCAGTTCATCCGAAGCCGGCAAACCGGCACCATCTACGCAGTCACCCCCCTGGCAGTCACCTCCATGAAGTCCGCCAAAACGTGGACGGACATGGTGAAGGCATACGCCCTCGACGACTCTTACACCGTCAGCCTCGACGACGGCGACATCGCTTCCATCGCCGCCGACGCCGCCGCCCGCCGCAAGCTCCTCGCCGACGATATCGCCGCCGCCATCAAGGCAGGTGCATGATGAACGACATGCTGCTCAGTCTCCACCAGGACCCCTTCGTCATGACGGTCCTCTGCGGCATCATCTGGCCGCTCATCCAGGCGGCGCTGGATCGCCCGTGGTGGACCCGCGAGCGCCGCGTTGGCTTGCTTGTCGTCGTCGCGCTGGTGGTGACTGCGGGCGTGTGGGTCGCTGGGGTGTACCCGGCGACTTGGCGTCTGCTCACGGCGCAGTTGTCGGTGTTCCTCGGCGTTGCGTGGAGCGTGTATCAGGTGCTTTCCAGTGTCAAGGTGAACGGCTGGTCTCTCCTTGATTGGGTGGGCGCGTTCACGCCCGGCGGCGTGGATCGCGACGATCTGATGGGCGGCGGTGAGGAGCGTATCGAGTGAGTCCCACCGAACTCGTGGCGGTGATGAGCGCCGTCAGCGGGCTTGCTGGCGGCCTCGTCACCGCCGTGAGCGTGGCGACAGGCCTGAAATGGGGGCGCGAGAAGGCGAAGGCTGACGCTGAGTTGGCTCGCGAGCAGGTCGGCAAAGCCAAGGCAGACCGGCTGCACGCGGAGACCTCGGCGCAGCTCGAGGCTATCGCGGGCGATATCAGCGCCCGCCTCGCCGCCCTCGATGAGGCCGTCGCTGAGGTGCGTCATGAGGTCACGCCTAATCACGGCGGGTCTATGAAGGACGCCGTTACCCGTGTAGAAAGCGCACAGGCCACGGTCTTGCAGACCCTCAATGCCCACAGTAACGCGCTGGACGCGCACGGCCAGCTCCTGGACGCGCACGGCCAACTCCTCAGCCAGATCGCCGCCAGACAGGACAGCGACACGGCCACGCTGTCGACAAGGATCGACACACTAACATCCGCCGCTGCCGCCGAGCACGACATGATCAGGCAGCGCCTCACAGAAAGCTAGATTATGGCTGTCTCAATTCGCGGGCGCGTTACCGGCCCGACCGGAAAGCCCGTCGCGGTCGCGCTCAACGCTACCCCCGTGCCCAACCCCTCGCGCACGCAAGCGGGTGATATCGTCGTGGGCGGTCTCCTCACCGACGCGCAGGACGGAAACATCGATACGTCGCTCACCCCAGGGCGTTATGTCCTGACGGTGACGACGGCGACGTCGGCGATCCTCGCCGAACGCGAGGTGCAGCTAACCGACGGGCAGGTCATGAAGATCGGCGAGCTCCTCTCCCCCGGATCCCAGCCCACGCCGACCCCTCAGCCGGGCGGCACCGTGATCGTCGACGGCGACGGGAATCCCGTCGCGTTCGCATCCATCAAGGTCGTGCGCTCGAAGCAGGAGGCCGCTGAGCTCGCGGACGGGGAAATCTATCTCCTCGCCGCGGATGTGCCCTCGCCTGGCCCCGCGCCGGTGGCGGCTCCCACAGTGGTCGCGCATGCCGCTGGCCGCGCGGCAGGCGACCGCATCACCGTGACTGCGGCGGGCGGCCAGGCAGGGGACCGCGTCATCCTCATCCTCAACACCAAGGGCGGCGACGCAGGCTTCACGGCCCCCACCGGGTGGGACACTCTCCTACAGCCCTACTATCAGGGCACAATGCGGTTCGTCATCATGACCGGCGGATGGGCTGAGACCATGGAGGTCATTACCTCCAAGCCCGTGACCGGATCGTGGGCAGCCATTGTCGTGCGCGGCGGCGGCCAGCCGGTCGTCGGCGCTGTCAAGAAACGCAACGAAGAACCTACCGAGACTGTGACGGTGACTGCGCCTGTCGTCGAAACCGAGGGCCTGGCGCTCGCGGTGGCGTGTGAGCGCACATCCGCGAACGAGACAGACGAGCAGATCAGCGTATCTGCAGGCTGGGAGAAGATCGTTTCTGCCCTGCAGGAAGGCGAGGCGTGGGAGACCATCGTCGTCGCCAAGCGCACTGCCACTGGCTCTGACCAGGCGATCTTCACCTACCCCAACGTCCAGGCGACAAACGGGTGCGGCGTGCAGGTGGTGATCCCCAAGTGAGCAACCAACTGCACGTACGTCACCGCGAGGGCGGCGACGTTGTCGGACGTCTGTATCGGCGTCGCCGCGATGGTGGTGATCAGCGCCTGTACGCGCCCGGCGAAACCGGCGAGACGCGCACGGACCTTGTCGCAAACTTCTTCCAGGGCCGCCCGTTTTACATCAGCCACCGACTAGGTGGAGACGAGTACCCGGAGTTCACGCGCCGCGGCCTGGACGCGTCGCTGCGCGCTGGTTTCAAGGCGCTAGAGCTCTCCGTCCGCCGGTGCGGGAGCGGTGAGTACGTGCTCATGCACGACTGGAAAACCAGCCGCACTGTACCCGGATCTGACTACGCGATCTGGAACACGCCCTGGGAGACACTCAAAACACTGCAGCAGGCGTCTGGGCCGATCATGCTCCTCGACGAGGTCCTCGACAACATCCCGAAGGACGTCATCCTCGCAGTCGACCACAAAACGACGTCCTCGAAAGCCGACGCGTCCGAAGGTGACCTGCAGTCTGAGCTTGACTTGTATGAGGCCCTCGATGCAGCTTTCAACGGTCGACCGCAGGAGCGGGTGATCTGGAAGAGCTTTATCAAGGGCGGCGGCGCGCGCCGCGCTCGCGCACGCGGCTACAAGACCATGTGCATGTTCTACGAGACAGAGCTCGCGGACGCCCGATTTGACGAGTGGGACGTCCTCGGCCTCGAATGGAACGCCTCGACGTCAGCATGGACGATGCTGACGTCGACCGGGAAACCCACCATTGCCCACATCGTCACGAACAGCGGACAGGCGTCGACGGCCTTCTCTAAGGGAGCGCGCGGCCTCATGTGCTCGCGGCCCTCCGACATCCACCCCTAGCAGGCCACCGAAAGGCCCCCACCGCCCAATTCGCATGGGTGGTGGGGGCCTTCTCTTATTGTCAGACTTCGGCGGGGGCCGTCACTCCGACCCCGGGATCGAAGTCCCAGTGATAGCTCAAGCGCTCGCAGTTCGCGAGCCAGTGGTTGAACTCGGAGTCGAGGCTGAGAAGGAAGCCCTGACGAATCATCCTGACGATCCACTTGAAATCGTCAAGCTCGACGACCTCGCGCGGAGTCGGGTAGAAGTGAATCGACATCGGATCGGCTTCGTCGCCGTCGGCGCGGGCAATTTCGCGGCCGTCGTAGCTAATGGCGACGAAGAAGCCTACGGTGGGCCGCGCGGGGCCGTTGAACGTCCACCCGGGGCATCCGGGGATATCGATGATGTCGCAGGTGGTCCATGCCTTGTTGGCGGCTGCGTTGAACGCTTGGGTGGCGGCGTAGATGTCCATGGTGTTCTCCTTCGTTGAGTTTCGGGGGGCTTTCCCCTCCCGATGACTTAACTATACATCATGCGCGATGCATAGTGCAAGTGAGGGTAATGTGATGCGCACTACTTGCGCAGGTCGGTTCGCGCGCCCTGACCTGGCCTTGATGCGAGCCAGGCGTCGATTGTCTCAGTAGACCATCCGCGCAGGGGCCCATTCGGGGTGCTGATCTGCACGTCAGCGGGCGGGGTCAGGCCCTTCCGCATGTACGACCTGATCGTCGCAGGGGCAAGGCCTGCGCGGGCCGCGAAGTCGGCGGCGCCAAGGTACTCGCGGGTCATGAGTACACTCCTTAGTTAGTCCGTGTGATGATTTCGACAGGGATATCCTGGTCTGCCAGGAGGGCGAAGGCGCGGCCCACGCATGCCTGATATGTGGACAAGGGGAGCCGGTCGGCCCACTCGCACCCATGTTCGTAGGAGGCCTGGTCGACGTAGGTGATAAGTGCGGTGGGGATGACGCGCACGTCCTCGTTCTCATCGTCAGCGGGGGCCGTCAGTTCGTCAACACAGTCGAGGGCGGCGTCCTCAAGGTTGCCGATCAGCATGTGGACACTGATCGGGTCACGCGGTGCCCCCTTCCCTATCTCCCACGAGCGGATCGCACTCTCGGGTGCATCGATGAGGTAGCCAAGCTCAGCGCGGGTGAGCCCTAGTGCCTTGCGCCGGCAACGCAGGCCGGCTGGGGTGAGTGGTCCGGTCAAATCTCCTCCTATGGGTTGGCCCCCGCGTCCTGTGGTGAGCGCGGGGGCCTTGGGTTTGTTGATCAGTCCTCGACAAGCCAAGCGTTCGTCTCGGCGACGTACTGGGCGACGGCGGCGGCAACCTCGGGGTCGGGGGTGCGTTCGGCGGGGCCATGGTAGCCACCCCAGATTTCGGCAGGCCACTCGGCGCGGGGAATGTAGCGCTCAACGAGCGGCCAATCCTGTGTGCGTTCGGTCGAGGCGCTACCGCCCGGCAGGGCATCGTTGAAGATCAACATGCTGATCTTGATTCCATCCTGGTATTCGCCGTAGACGACGGCGCGGGCACCGTTGTCGAGGTCGGCGGCAATGAGGGCGCCTTCGCCGTCGAAGCGCTCTGCCTTGGTCCAGGTCGTGGTGGTCATTGTCTTTCTCCTTGTTGAGGTTCGGGGGGCTTGTTCCCTCCCGATGACCTAACTATAGCCCGCGCACGGGCTATCATGCAAACCAAGCAAGCGAGATGCGCGTCACATGCTAAGTTGAGGGGACACACCCCCCATGGCCACGCTCATGGCCTCAGCAGCGCCCGCGTACGCATCAGGCGCGAGGTGCCCGTACACATCGACAGTGGTTTGGATTGATTCGTGCCCCATGCGCCGTTGAACGACGGGCAGGGGGACGCCCGCAGCGATCAGCGCCGAAGCGTGCGAGTGCCTCAGATCATGCACGCGCGGGCGCGGCGATAGGCCCGCCGCATCGCACGCAGGCTGCCAGATGTGGGCGTGAAACGGTCCCGAGGTGATCGGACCTCCCCGCCTGGCCGTGAATACAAGATCGTCCGCCGACTTGCCCGCGAGCGCACCTGCCAGCTCAGGGATGAGGGGCGCGGGGATGGTGACGGTACGCCGCGCCCGCTTGGTTTTTGGTGCCCCGATGTAGGGCACGCCGTTCTCGCCCATCTTCCACGCCTTGTTGACGCGCACGACTGGTTGTACGACGTCGAGGTCGACATCGGCGACCGTGAGGGCGGTTGCCTCGCCGAAGCGCAGGCCGAGCCCGTACATGGCCGCGACGAAGGGCTGGTAATCGGCGGGTATGCACGCGTGGAGGCGCGCGAACTCGTCGGGGGTTAGGAAGCGCATCTCGCGCACGGTCGCATCTTTGGGTAGGGGCACGCCCTTGGCAACGTTCCTTGGGATCACGCCCTCGTCGACGAGGCGTTGCAGGGCAGCGGATAGGAATGCTTGGGCGTTGCGGATAGTCTTTGCCGACGGCGGCTGGCCGGCGGTGGCCCCTCGAGTGACGGGCGTGCGGCGTAGTTCGGCGACCCACTTGGCGACTGTGTGCCGGGTGAGCATGTCGACGGGGATGAGGCCGAGGCGCGGCTCGATCCGGTCCCGCACGATCTGCCTGTATCTGCTGATCGTGCCGGGCGTTGCCGACGCGGCGAGGGCCTCGAGGTGATGCTCGCACGCCGCGGCGACGGTCGGCGTATCGGCGGCGGCCAGGTCGTCGAGGCTGCGCATCTCACGTGCGGCGGCCCCGCCGACGCGGTCGACGAGGTCGGCGAAGCGCTGCGCGGTCGCGGCGTCGTAGAACGTCTCTACGACGGGGTTGCGCCCGCCCGCGCGGTAGCGGACGCGATACACGACGGTGCCGTCACGGTGCTTCACTGCCTTGACAGAAGCCATTTTGCGCCGCCTTGCTTGATGTTGAGGTGCTTTGCTTGATCTTGATTGTACTCCGCTAAATTAGCGTGCGTGTCACGCAGGCGTGTCACGCTGTTTTCACACCCTCAGTTTACCGCAGAATCATGCGGTTTTTGTTGTGGAGATGGGGGGAATCGAACCCCCCGCAGGGTGTTTCGGCGTTTGCGGCGCGCGGGCGGGCAAAGGTGTTGATTTTCCGCCGAAAAGTCGGCTTTTCTGACTAGCCTTGAATGGGCCTAAAACACCCTTGCGTGACGTTGCGCGCGTGTCACGTGACACGCACCAAAAAGCGCGGTCGGTCGGCGCTGCGCTCGCGGCTGGTTGTCTTTACACCTTGCCTCGCGCAGAGCCGCGCGTGGGGACGCAGATGCACCCGCTGCGAGGTAGGATAGGGGCGACAGACCCCCGGTCGGGCCTCTGTTTTCACGCACAAATGACCGGGGCCATATCGAGGTTAGGCACTGCAGGCCCCGGCCCGCCGCGGGGTGCGACCTAGCCGTTAGGAGTAGCGTGGTTCGCCCGCGCAGCCCCGGCCCATGCGCGGGCTACAATGCGCAGATCCCGCCCCCTATGCCGTTGACTGGGCCTCTCACGGCGCGGGGGTGGCTCTCATGTCTACAGATGCGCCCGCCGCGAGCTAAGCTAGTGGCAGCGCCCCCACACTTCCGCAAGGTTCCGTGTGGGGACTTCTCATATCAGTGGCCACGCCTGGACGCAGATGTGGGCGGCCAGGCGTATAATTGAGGTAACCGATCGCTCGGCATCTTCGGGTAGCTGGGCGGTTCTCTCTTGGGTAAACCGCGCCCCGACGCGAGAGACCCGGGCCGCCCGCGCCGGCCTCACATGCGCGAACCCCGCCGCCCCTGCCATGATCGGGAATGTCATGGCAGGGGCGGCGGCTCGCGTCTCTCATCTGGCCCACTAGTGGGCCGCCGTGATATGCTCACCTGAGCGCACACATATTGACACCAGGGTCGGCCCCCTGGGTTTGCCCGCGCGCACGGGCGTTCTAAATGCGCGAGACCCCACCAGTGTGACGTCCTGGTGGGGTCTGTTTTTATGCCCGCCCGGTTGCGAGCATGGTTTCAGCGTCAGTGAGTATCCGTGTCATGGATACGCCGAGAGCACGACATAAGGCCTCTAGCACCGTGACAGTCATGGGCGCGGTTTGGCCCTCCTCTGCAAGAACTCGCATCAGCCGCGACCGGGAAACTCCCGACCGAGTTGAAAGTGTGCGCTGAGATATGCCTTGACGGCTCATTTCGGCCCGTAGGGCGGCGGCGACGGCCTGCTCGAAGTCGTGCGGCTCAAATGCTGTGACACTCATGCGCCCAATTATGGACCAGAAACGGGCCACCTGGTAGGGACATTGCGTCATCAATTTTCGCGTTTCGACTTGACTGACCCACTTCTGGGCCACTATGGTTACTCACATGCGGCCCACAAATGGGCCACCCCGGAAAGGAGGAACACCATTGAACACAGTTCAAACTGAGCTGAAAGCGCGGATCAACAGCGCCGGGGTCTCAATCCGCGCGTTCGCCAAGCAGGTTGGACTTTCGCGAACAACGCTTGCGCGCAAACTCTCAGGTGAGAGCGACTTCACGCTAGGCGAGATCGCCGCCATCAGCGCCGCCCTCGGGTACGAGACCCCGAGCCGTTTTATGGCCGACGTCGAAACCCGAACCGAGGAGGCCGCGTGACCCAGATCCTCACCCTCGCCGAGGCCGCCGAGATGCTCCGGCTCTCCCCCGCCGCCGTCCGCCGCCGCATCCGCGACGGCCAGATCGCCGCGTGGAACGAGAAAGGCCGCGCAGGCTGGCGCATCCCCGCCGAAGCCCTGCAGGCCTACCAAGCCCGGCACGCAGCAGCCCCCGCCGAAGGCAGGATCACCGCACGCAGCAGCAGAAGCCAGGCCGCCAGAAAGGCAGCCGCCACCCGCGCAGCCCGACAGGCCGCGTAACCCACAACAGAAAAACGGGCCCCGGACGGTGGCAGCCGCCCGAGACCCACGCACGACCCAGGAAAGGAACCCAATCGTGCAGATCAACGGTACCACCCTCACCAAGCGCCAGAAAGCCCTCGTCAGCGGCGCGCTCCTCCGAGAGCAGACACGCGTCGCCGACGCAATGAGGGTCATCGATATGACCACGGTCCAGCCGAATGCCCGCGACCAGGTGGCTGGACTCCTCATCTTCACCATCGACGAACTCACGACACTTATCGCCCTCATCAACGACGACCACGAGGAGGCAGCCAAGTGATCCCCGAAATTGTCATCCCCGCCAAGTACAAGGGCGACATCGACCACCTCGTCAACGGCTACGGCGGCCTCCACGGCCTCCGCCACCGCCTCGCATGGGCAGTGATGCCCAAGTGCATCCGCGCCCTCGTCATCGCCGGCCTCATGGTCGCCCTCCACCCCGACGAAGTCATGAACGCACTCTTCACGAAGGCCCTCACCGAAGCCGCCGACCAGGCAGCCGCCAACGACGCCAACAAGGAGGCCCACAAATGAGCCTCACCACAGTTGAGTGGCTCCACTCCACCACCTGGTGGATCCGCCACCCCTCCCGCCCCTGCACCGACCCGCGCGTCCGCCACATCATCCAGGACGCCCGCATCAACGCCCTCACCACCCCCGACAACGAATAGGAACCCCGTAACGATGAACACCAAGTACACGCTCGCCGGCCTCGGCCTCACCATTGGCCTCGCCGTCGCAGCCGCCGCGGCCCCCACCCCCTAATCAACCAAAGGACAAAAACACCATGCGATACGTGCCCGCCTACACCAAGACCGCCGCCACCATCTACCTCCTGGCCGCCGCCGCATCCGTAACCAACGGCGCACTCGCAATGCTTCTGGCCGTCTACGAGCGAAACCTCGCCGCCGGCATCCTCGCCCTCATCCCCACCGCCTGCGGTATCGCACTCGCCCTCGCCGTCATGGGCCGCGAAGAACAGCAGGGAGGCGAAGCAGAATGACGATCCGCAAGGCCCCGATTCCCGGCAAGACGCAGATCGGCTCCCACGCCCCCCTGTTCCTGCGCATCACGACGCCCGCCGAGCGTCGCCACATCCAGACGCACCCAGGCGAAACGTTCCTCCTACCGAACGAGGACAGCGAGACAGGCGGCTGGCCCCGCCGCCGCGTGGACACGATCCGCGCCTACGCTCACAGCCTTAACCGTCACGGCACGTTCTGGGTCGTGGACTCCCGCTCGGACGGACAAGGCGGCTACCTCGTGTGGCTCTCCTGGGACCAGAACGAGGCGAAGCGCCGGTCGGCAACCAGGCGCCGCCGAAAGGGCCAGGACTGATCCACCCGCTCTCCTCCTGAAAGGAACCCCTGCAATGGCATCGACCGAAGTCGCTAAGCCTCGTAGCAAGGCCGCTGCGAAAACCACCCCAGTACCGGCCCCCACGCCAACCCCCGGATTCTCCTACATCACCGCTAACCTTCAGGAACGCGCCGCCTACATCGCGCGGATCGCCCCCTCGACGATCATCCCCACCGCATACAGGGGCAACCCTGCGAACGCATTTGTCGCCGCCGAAACCGGCGCAGCCCTCGGCCTCGAGCCGCTCCAAGCGCTGGCCTCTATCGCCGTCATCAACGGGCGGGCGGCACTCTCATCCGACCTCATGGCCGCCGTGATCCGCCGCGCCGGCCACACCCTGCGCCTTGTCGAAAACAGCCCAGAGTCCGTGACTGCGACGCTTATCAGGGCGGATGACAAGACGTTCAAATTCGAGGTGACCTGGGACAAGGACAAGGCCGTGAAGGCGGGCCTGTGGGGCCAGAAGGGGCCCTGGTCGCAGTACCCCACGCAGATGCTCAGGGCCCGCGCGATCACCGAGGTTGCGCGCCAGGGCGCATCCGAAGCCCTCATGGGCATGATCTACAGCCCCGAGGACTTCGGGGCCACCATGACGGAGACGGGTGAGGTCATCGAAGCGGAGATCGTCGCCGAAGCACCCGCCAAGCCTGCCCCGGCGGCGAAGCCGACGCCGGCCGCGAAGCCAGCGGCGGCCCCGTCACAGCCCGCCCCGCTCGGTAAGCCCCTCACGCCCGCGCAGGCCAGCGTCGCAAAGGGTCTCGAAACCCTCAGCTTCACACAGGACGCTTACACGGCCTTGTGTAAGCGGTGCCTCGGCCAGATCGTAGCCGTGACCGCCCTGAACGACGAACAGGCCGCAATCCTCCACGCGGAGCTTGTCGCAATCTACAACAGCAAGCGCGTGCAGCCCGCGCCCGAGCCGGTGCCCGAGGTCGAGATCATCGACGACCAGCAGGCCCCGATCTTCGACTACGGCGACGACACCGACCCGAACGGAGGCGCAGCGTGAACGGAATCGACCTCTACGACGGCATCACCCTCCACCAGGGGGACTGCAGGGACATCATGCGGACCCTGCCCGCCGACCGCTTCGACGCAGTCATCACCGACCCGCCCTACGGGATCAGTTTCGCGGGCGAGAAATGGGACACGGCCACCCCGCAGGGGTTCCAGGCGTGGGCGCAGTCATGGGGTGAGGAGGCGCTGCGCGTCATTAAGCCTGGCGGCTACTTGCTCGCGTTCAGCGCGCCGCGCACCTATCACCGGCTCACGAGCGGCCTCGAGGACGCCGGCTTCGAGATCCGCGACGCTATGGCCTGGATACGAGCCGACGGCAAACCCGCCGGAATGGACCTCTCATCAGCGTTCGACCGCGCCGCGGGCGTCCTGGATCAACGTGAAGGCCGCGACGTGCGCGAATGGGCAGACGAGGCCACCGCGACGCACATGTCATCTCACAAACTCCACGCCACCGGCGAACCTGTCACCGACGAAGCCAAAACCTGGGAAGGCTGGGGCGTCGGCCTTAAACCAGCGTGGGAGCCCATCGTCGTCGCGCGACGCCCTCTCGAGGGCCGCCTGGTCGACAACGTCCGCAAGCACGGCACAGGCGCGATGAACATCCGCGCAGGAATGGACGCAGCGGGCGGCCCGTACCCCCCGAACCTGCTCATGGGCGAGCAGGCCATGGCCGCCGCCGCGCAGCAGGGCGCCCCCGACCACGTATGGCCGGTGTTCCGATACAAGCCGAAGGCCCCAAAGAGCGAGCGCCCCATCGTGGGGGGGGGTACAGCACGTCACCGTGAAGCCGCTCGAGCTGATGCGGTACCTGATCCGTCTCGTTGTGCGGCCCGGTGCGCTGATCCTCGAACCGTTCGCCGGGTCGGGCACAACCCTGCAGGCGGCGGCCATGGAGAACACGCGGGCGGTCGGGTGCGAACTCGACGACCGTTACATCCCGCTCATCAAAGCCCGTTTCGCGCGGGGCATCGAAGCGCCCCTCGACCTGTTCGGACTGGACGGTGACGCAGCATGATCCCCGAATGGCCCTACAAGTCCCCCTACGCGGAGGCCGCAGCCCGCCTGCGTGAAGCAATCGCCATGGCGGCACTACAGGACGCGGTCACCCAGCTCGCAGCACAAATGGCCGCCGCCAGCGTTAGTGAGGAGGACCTCGCATGAATGTGGAGGACGTACTGTCTTGCCTCTTCGAAGCGAGAGAGCAGATCAGGGATGCCGCAGGCATCGCCAACAAGCTGGGTATCACCCTTGCCATCGACGAAGCAGCCACTCATGTTGACCAGCTCATACTGCACTTGAGCGACCTCGAAAGGACCGCACAATGAGTAAGCAACGCCGCGATGTATTCACCATCACCTACGACCCACGAAAGGGTATCCCCTCCGTGCTCCTCGGCGCGATCATGCTCCGCCTGCCCGAAGGCGCCATGATCGACAACATACAGATCAAGCAAGCCGGATACTTCAACGAAAGCGCCAAACTTACTGTCGGCTACACGAGCACCACCGCCGCGCTCGGGGAGGTCTGTATCTCAGTCGAGGAGCTGGCGGAACAATGACCACCATCGGGAGCCTGTTCACAGGGTACGGCGGCCTCGACATGGGGGTCGCCATGGCCATAGACCCCGCCGCGCGCGTCGCCTGGACCAGCGACGTTGAACCCGGTCCCTGCAAGCTCGCTGCCGTCAGGTGGCCCACCACCCAGAACCTCGGGGACATCACCAAGATCGACTGGGCAGACGTGGAACCCGTCGACATCATATGCGGCGGCAGCCCATGCCAAGACCTCAGCCTCGCAGGCAAACGCGCAGGCATGGCCACCGGCACACGCTCGGGCCTCTGGGAATCCATGGCCGCCGCAATCGAAACCATCCGCCCACGCCTCGTGGTGTGGGAAAACGTGCAAGGAGCTCTAAGTGCAAGAGCCTATAGCCCGTTGGAATCCGATCCGACAATGCTGGGAGACCAAGCAACTCGACCTGCTCTCAGGGCAGCAGGCCGTGTGGCAGGAGACCTGGCCGGCCTCGGGTATGACTGTCGCTGGGCAGTTGTACGAGCTTCCGACGCCGGAGCCCCACACCAGCGCGCCCGCCTCTTCCTTATTGGCCACCCCCACGGCCAACCTTGGGACATGCGGCGGCCCCCAGCACCCCGAAAAGCGGCGGGCAGGCGGCCACAGCGTGAGCCTACAAGACCAAGTGACGGCCCTCTGATCCCGACGCCAACCGCATCAGACCACAAAGCCGGCCGCCACACAGAGGGCACAGGCCACAGCCTCACCCAAGCCGTACAACTCCTACCCACCCCGGTCGCACAGCCCTCGGGAAACAGCCCGTCCGAACACCTGCGCAAAAAGCCAGGCAGGGAGCGCGTCACCGACCTAGCAATCATCGTCGAAAACGACCTGCTCCCCACCGGGGGCCTACTCCCGACACCGCAGGCAGTGAACGCGTCCAGGTCATCCGCCGGATACGGGCCGAACCTCCACGAGGTCGCAACCAGCAGCGACCTCACCCACTTCGGCTCATACGCGAAAGTGATCGCCCGATGGGAACAGATCACAGGCCGGGCAGCCCCACCCCCGTCGACACCATCACGCCGCCCAGGCGGAAAACCCCAGCTCTCAACACGGTTCGTCGAATGGCTCATGGGCCTACCCGACGGCCACGTCACCGACCTCGACCTGCCACGTGAGCACCAACTACGGCTCCTCGGGAACGGGGTCGTGCCACAACAAGCCGCGCTCGCGGTCGGGACGCTCATCCGAGCGGCGCGGACGGAGGAACGCTCATGAGGGTGCCGATCCGTGTACAACGCCAGCGGACACGCGGCTGGCGTATGCCCGCACACACGAAGTACGTGGGCAGGGGCAGCCTGTTTGGGAACCCTTACCGAGTCGCCCGAACACGACGCGAGCTCGACGCCGGCGACCCGATGGTCGTTGCCACGCCCGAGGAGGCGGTCGAGCGTTTCCGTGAGTGGATCGCGCACACCAGGGAGGGCCGCCACGTCAGGGACTCAGCGCAGCGCCTCCTCTGGGGCCTCGACCTCGCATGCTGGTGCCCCCCAGGTCAGCCGTGCCACGCGGACGTTCTGCTCGAGATCGCGAACCCCCGCGGCTTGGCCGAATACGCCAACCCCTACTACCGGACGTGGGACCGCCCCCCCGCGCAAGAATCACTGCTCACAGAAGATAGATACAGCATGACGACATTTGACCCGTTAGCCGGTCTTGACGGCGTTCGCACCTACCAGGAGCGCGTCATGGTGCGCGCCGTACGCCTGACCCGCGATAACGCGGACGTGATCGCGAAGATCGCCCGCAAGACGGTCGCCTGCAGCGATTACGGCCTTATCTTCCTCACCGGGCCCGGCACCGCCGTCTGGGCCATAGAAGGCGACATGATCGTCGCCACGCCGGGCCGTGTGCGCGTCTCGAACCGCACGGCCACCGACTTCTGCGCCTGGTACTCGCACGTAGGCGAGCGGATCAGCGAGGAGGACCTCGAAGATGACAACTGAACTGACCATCGGCGCGATCAACCCAGGCTACGGGGGCCTCCCTATCGGCGTGGCAGCCGCACTGGGCGGCGCCACCCTCGCCTGGCACGCACACCCCGGCCAGACCCCCGACTGCCCCGCCCTCACGATGATGCGCTACCACCACCCGCTCGCGGGCGCGCACATCGTCGTCGACGCGATTCCCCCGATGGTGGACGTGCTCACCATCAACGGATATGACGACTGGACGATAACCGGCACGTCGCTGATCGGAGCGGGCTACAAGCCGCCGCTCGTCATCGTCGAAACCGAGAGCCGACGCAGCGCCGCTGTGCCCATCTGTGGGTACCTGCGCCGCATGGGTTACCGGGCCGCCTGGCAGACCACGCGAGCATCCGACGTTGGTGCCCCTCACCGGCGCCCGCGCGTGTACGTGGTCGCTGTTCGCAACGACTGCCCCGCGCCGGGCGTGAACGCCGCGTACCTGGACGCTGTTCCCTGGACAGGCAGCATGTGGCCCACACCGAACGCATACGACACGTACCTCGACTCGTACGCCTACAGGTGGGCGCGCGCAGACAGGGACGGCGACGCTGATACGAAGCCCCTCGAGCACTGGGAGCTCGTCACTGGCGAGGACTACCCATACCCGGTGTATGTGATCTGCAACGGGTCCTCTACGCTGATCACCAGGTCGTTTGTTGAGTGGCTGATGGGACTCCCCATCGGCTACGTGGGTCACCAAGATATCCCACTCACTGCAGAGGAGCGCATGTACCTCCTCTACACGGGGACAGTGCCCTTGCAGGCCGCGCACGCAGTAGCGAGCGGCATGTCACGGGTATATCAGCCATGAGCCGCCACGTGTTCACGATCCGCGTTCACAAGGCGCTGTGGCTCACCGCTAACCAGCGGCTCCACTGGTCAACGCGGATGCGCCGCACACGGATGCTCCGAGCCTACGCAGCCAGCGAGGCCCGCATCCACGGCCTGGCAGGCATGCGCCTCGGCCCCAGCATCGTCACAGCCATGATCGGCTACCCGGCGGCCACGCGGGCGGACCCAGCGAACGCGGCGCCCACGGTGAAGGCGATCATCGACGGCCTCGTCGACGCCCGCGTATGGGACGACGACGACCACACGCACCTCCCCCTCGTTGCCTTCGCGCGAGACCCGCTAAAACCGCCCAAGGGCATCCACGCGGTGACCCTCATAATTCAGGAACAGGAGACCCAATGAAGCACTACACACGTGGCCAGTTCACGATCATGTTCACCCTCGCCGACGGCGTCGCAGCCGCCGCCGTTAGCGCCATGCTCGCCCAGCTAAAGCCCGGCGCCGTCATCGACGATGCATGCGTGGAATTCAACGGCCCGTTCACGGGGACGCGCCGCCTCATCATCATCTACCGCGAGCCCGCCGAGAAGGGCAACTGACATGGAACGCAAACGCAAGCCGACCATGTATGTGACGTTCACGCTCACCGACGACAAGCCGATCCTCCCGGAAACCGTGAAACGGATGCTCGACGAAATGCCCTTCTACTCAGACATCGTCGAAATGCGTATCACCGAAAATGACGGGCCGATTCCAAAGCGTCGCGTCGCAATCTACTACACCACTTCAATGCCATGGGAGTCCAACTGACATGGGAAAGCTTGAAGCCAAGACCACCCACACCGTGAAGCTCTCCTGGAATCGGCGGGCCCCGCTCGAAAAAGGCGACCTCATTCGCGGCCTCACCGACACCCTTCCTAACGGCGCACTAATCACGGAATTAGCGGTCGCCGACACCACAAAGGAGGAACAGGACTACACGACCCCGCCAGTGATGCGAACGCTCACGATCACGTACATGACCAACCCCGCGCTCGACAGGTACAGGAGGTAACCATGCCCCGGAAGATCGACACGAAGCGCATCAGCTTCAACACAGCGTTCGGCATCAGTCCCGACCGCCTCGCCAAAGAGCTCGCCAGCCTACCTCTCACGGCACGCATCCTCACCATCGACACCGCCGCGCGCCCAGGCTTATACACCACGCACGTGGACATCACCTACTACACGCAGCCGGATCGGAACCCCGAAGATGCTTAACGCCCGCCGCACTGAACTGCTCACGATCCGCATAGAGCACGGCGACCGGATCGACCCCGGAGAACTCATCGAGGCGCTACAGACCATCCCCGACGGGTGGGTGATCGCAGACATCAGCGGCTACGCGCTCGCCGACTACCAACAGATTGAGATCCGCATTGAGCCGGACGAAAGGATGAGCTAATGCCCCGCACAGGTTTCAAGCGGCCAGGCCGCTTCGCGGCCCTCCCCGCCGCCTACTACGACGACCCGACCATTATCTCCATCGGCACTAACGCTGAACTGTGGTATGTGCGCGCACTCGCATGGTGCGCAGGTCACCCCGAAACCGACGGCGTCATCCCCCTCGAGGTCGCCGTCAACCGTCTCGGCATCCCCTGCGCATTGGCATGTGTGAACATTTGCGCCAGTCACGGTCTTATCACCAAAAACGGCGATTCTGTGAGCGTGACATCGTGGGTGAAATGGAACGGAAAGAGGTAACGCCGTGCGCATCCGAACCATCAAACCTGAATTCTGGCGCAGCGAGGACATCGCAGCCCTGAGCATCGAGGACAGGCTCCTGTTCATCGGCCTGTGGTCATACGTTGAGGACAACGGCGTGGGCCGCGACGCGCCCCAACTCATCCAGTGTGACCTGTACCCTCTCGACACATTCAGTGAGGCCTCAGTGAGGACTCACGGAGGCCTCATGCGCCTCTCACAGCAGGGTCTAATCACCCGATATAAGGGCCCCGACGGGCGCAAATACCTGCAGGTGAACAGTTGGGACAAACACCAGAAAATCAACCGACCGTCAAAACCGCGTTTCCCGCAATATAACGCCGAAAACTGCACACTCACTGAGGCCTCAGTGAGTCCTCACTGCACACTCACTGAGGCCTCACTCCCGGAACAGGGAACAGGGAACAGGGAACAGGGAACAGGGAAGGACACCCCTTTTAGGCCCCCTCACGAAAACGCTGACGCGCCGACCGCGAGCGCTGAGTCTCAGACCGTGTCCGCTGACGCGGACCCGGCAACCTCGAAGCCCTCGAAGCCCTCGAAGCCCTCGAAGCGAACCCGAGCGTCACGTGGGACGCGCTTGCCCGACGGCTGGGTGCCAGACGACGCCCTCATTGCCTGGACCAAGGTCAACGCCCCCGCCGCGGCGAACGCTGCTGAGCTTGATCGCTTTCGGGACTACTGGCAATCGCTCTCAGGGCAGCGAGCCGTCCGCGCCGACTGGGCGGCCACGTGGCGCAACTGGGCGCGCCGCTGCCAGGAACAAGCCCACGGCCCACAGCGTGGCCCCGTACAGCGTGCCACCACCGACGACCGCGTCAGCGGCTGGCTCGCCCTCGCTGACAGCCTCGACCCCAACCACCAGGACCCCACCCAGCCCAGCCTGATCGCCATCGAAGGAGGCGCAGTAGCATGACCCCCCAAGAAGCCGCAAAAGTCCTCGCCAAGGCCGCCGCGTACGACAACCGCCAAGCAACGCAGGCAGCCGCGCTCGCCTGGTCCGAAGCCCTCGACAAAGACCTGCCCCTGCAGGACGCCCTGCGCATCGTCACCGAGCACTACCGCGACGAGCGCAACTGGGTCATGCCCGCCGACATCAACCGCCGCTGGCGCGCCCTCGGCAAGGCCAGGCTCGAAAGCGCTGAGCGCATGGGCCTGCCCGGGCCGCCCGACGAGCTCGCAGACACCCCCGGTGACTGGATCGCCTGGCAACGAGCCCAGATCCGCGCCATCAAAGCCGGATGCGACGCCACCCAGGCCGACGCCCGCGCCTGGCACGCAATCCAACGCACCCCCCGCGAACCCCGCGAACTGCCATCAGCGCCCCCGCCCGCCGAGTGGAAGGCCATGCTCGACGCAGCAACCCCCCGGCAAGCCCCCAGCGCGGGCCGCTGACAGGCGAACAGCCCCCCGTCGGTACCCACACCCACCCGAGGTGCTGGGAGGCCCGGAAAACGCCGCACAGCGAATCGACCGGGCAGGCAATAAACGCGCTCGCGGCACATCATCATAAGCTCACGCCCGACAATCGGCGTGAAATCAACGAAAAGGAGACATCAATCATGGCAATCGAAGCAACCATAAGCGGCAACCTGGGCGCCGACCCCGAAGTGCGGTGGACCCAGGGCGGCCAGCAGGTCACCGAGCTGCGGATCTGCGCGACGCCGCGCAGGCAGCGTCGAGGCCCGGACGGTAAGCCCACGGGCGAGTGGGAGGACGCGGGGGCCCCCGTGTGGGTGCGCGCCGCCCTGTGGGGCGAACGTCACTCGTGGATCGCCGAGACATGCCGAAAGGGCGACCAGGTTGGCCTCAGTGGCGTGATCGCAAAGGTCGAGTTCACGGGCCGGGATGGGCAGCGCCACGAAGCCCTCGAGGTGCTCAACCCGCGCTTCCTGGGCTCGACCGCCGCGCGCCGCCAGTACCAGGCGCAGCGCGGGCCAGCGCCCGCTCCTGGCAACGTCACGGGTCAGCCCGGCGGCGGCAGCCCGTGGGCTAACCAGCCCATGCCAGCCGACCCCCCGTTTTAATATGTACACCCCACCCCTCTAAAATCGGAAGGGAGACCCCCACCAATGCCCACGCCCATGCAGATGCTCGCACAGATCGCCGCCTGGCTTCCATCGCTCGACGACGCTGCACATACCGCGACCGGTTTACACTCACCCCGCCCCACCTCGGTCGGCCACAGCGGGACCGGCGGGGGCCTCCCCTACCACCTCGCCGCCGTCCTCGACACCACCGACGACGGCCCCGTCGGCATCCGAACCAGCCGCGGCGTGCTCGACGTCCTCCACCCGTGGGCGGTGCAGCTCGCCGACGAACGCCAAGAGCCCGCCCCTGCGCGGCGCTCCACGCTCCCCTACCTGCTCGGCACCATCACGTGGGCGCAGGACCACGCCGCCGACTGGGAAGCCCTCGCAGACACCATCACCGACACGTGGCGCGTTCTCGCGCGAGCGACCGGCCACACCCCCGCCGTGATCGGCACATGCCCGAATTGCGGCGGCGACATCACCACAGACCCCACCCCGACCGGCATCCCCGAACACGGCTCATGCGAGCGGTGCGACCGCTGGTACCAAGATAAGGACGACCAAGAAATGACACGTAAAGTAGCCCTGAACGACGTGCTCCGAAACACCAGGAACCCCGCCATCTACGTGGACTGGGCGACCCTCTCACAGGCTTTCCCAAGCCTCTCCCATGACAGGCTCAGGCAGTGGGCGCACCGTGGGCACGTGCCCACCGAGCCCGGCCCGCTCTACCAGGTCGCCGCCGTCCACGACCGGCTCGACCGTGAGCAAGGTGCAGCATGAAGCGCGGACGCTTCACTCGTATATGTCAGGCCGGCCCACCTATCACGGTGGCCGCCATGACAGCCGCGAAAGGGTACGCCAATATCGCTGGCAATGACCAGGTTTTCGGAGCGGCTCAGATATCCACAGCGGCACTGGTTGTAGCGCTAACTGTCGTCCAAATGAGGTGGGTGCAATGACCGACGAACGTGCCCTGCGCGCTCTCGACCTTGCCACCGCAGGCCTAAGCGTTGCCAAGATCGCCGAACTGCTCGACACCACCATCAAGGACGTGAAGGCCCTCATCAAAGCTGGGAAGAAGCTGGACCCGCGCGACTATGACCCCGACGTCGAAGCGCGGCGGCTGGACAAGGTGAGCGCGGCCCTCTGGCCCCTCGCCTCACAAGGTGACCCTGAGACCGTGAGCGTCGTCGTCAAGCTCATGGAACGCCGCGACACCATGGACGCGACCATCGACGGTGACCTGGCCGCCGCCGTCAAGGCCACCACCAAACTGCAGAAGGCGCACCGCGCACAGGTGGCAACACGCGCGGATACCGAGTAGCAGATACCCCCTAAGTGTGATACTGTCACACTTAAAGCGGGTGTAGTGTGCCACGGCCCCGCCTCCTGATCGATACCAAGACCCCCGACCCGGTAACAGGTCGGGGGTCTTGTGTATCACCCGTGGGTCACAGGCCGAGCCGCTCGACCGCCTTCCAGAAGTCAGCGGCGGTCACGGTCTGGTAGAAGCCCTGACGGTTCAGGCTGATCGTGCCGGTGTTCATGTCAAGCGCCTGGTACCAGCCGAAGCACTCCTCGATCAGATCCTCGACATCAGCGTCGTCGCCCAGGCCGATAGCGTCACGGACCATACCCCGCACCTCGTCAAGGGTGGTGAAGCGGGTGGGCTCCTCGGTCAGCTCGATAACCTCGGCCAGGTCCTCGGGGGTGTAGATGGTTTCCATGGGGGTCTCCTTCGTTGAGATGCAGGGGGCTTGTTCCCTCCTGACACCACTAACTATAGCCCGCGCGCGATGCTAAGTCAATACGTGGGGACATGACACACACCACACGGATATAACCCATGACCCGCCGCCGCTGCCCACACCCGGGATGCCCCGCCCTCATCCCACACCCCGGCCCCCGCCACTGCCCCACACACAGCCGCGAGCGCGAACAGCAACGCGGCTACCCAACCGCGCGCGGGTATGACCGCCACTACCGGGCCGCCCGGGCGCAGGCAGCCCGCCTAGTGGAGGCCGGCCAGGCCGTGTGCTGGCGGTGTGGTAAGCCCATCAAGGCAGGCGAACCGTTTGATCTTGGTCATGATGACGAAGATCGTTTGATCATTCGCGGACCAGAACACAGATTTTGCAACCGAAGCGCTGGCGGAAAAGCGGCGCACAAATACGACCGAACCGAAACGGACTGACGCATACCCCCCCCGGGGGGGTGGCCCCGACGGGGGCCGCGTCAGAC